GAATGTGAAATCTGGGTTTTGGTAAGGTGAATCGTCTGCAAAGGCTAATTGAATAGATCCCCAAAATGGTTTGAAAAATTCATTGTATGCGCCCGTGCCGCCAAATATATTATATTTCTGTTTAACGGCTTTAACCCAATTTATTTTAACCTCTAAAATTGTAAAGCCTGCAGGCGGGCTGCTTACTTGTTTGTCAAAAACAAAGCTAGTCCAGTTGCTATTTTGAAAGTCGTTAGCAATCGTTTCAATAAATGTACTAGTAGGCGCAGACGCAGCGCTAACCCATAGCAAAGTATTTAGATCTAACACCCGGTAGCCAGTGCCTCCATCCCTTAAATAAATTGTAATTGCTACATCCGATTTGTCCTCTGGGCCCGTTGGCGATGTGGTAAATGTATGCCGTGCAAATTTAACAGCAAAGCGGATTCTTAAAGGTGCTTCGTCTGGCGTTGTTCCAGTTGGCACCCCTGTAAATGTTTTGGCAAAAAAAGTATCGGATTGATTTGCGTATGTTCTGTATGCAGTAGCACCTAGCATTCGCTCTGTGTCAATCTGCACATACTTAGCAGCTGCCTGGTAGCTTAGTGATGGCTTGGCTATCCATTGCGGGCGCACGTCGTTACCAAGTTGCACAGCGTGCGTGTAGGTACCGGTTCCAATATATTGCAGCGTGTAATTAAACTGCCGATAAGCAACGGTTGAATCTAGGTACTCAGTCGCAGAAACAAGCCAATACTTTCCAATCTCTAGCATAAATCTAGCTTGCAAGATTTCGCAAACTTGCTCCAGTGCAGCCTTGCAATCCATCATGTTGCTCTCAGCATATTGGAAAGCAGAAATGTCGGTGGCTTTAATGTCTTTAAATTGGTCGTAATCGTCGACAAATGTATTTAGATCAACCTGCAAAAGGTCCAACCCTTTGCGTGTAGCATCCAAAGAAAACGGCGCAACAGCGTCCCTAAAATAATCTGTTTCAGTTCCCGCTACAACCCAATAATCTTTGAGCGCCAACTCATCCAAGCACCGACGAAATAACTGTGCTATAGTTATTTTGCCATCGGTAAACCACGAAGAGTCTACCTTGTAACCGCTTAGCAATTCTAAACCATCCACAGCACCCAAAGAAATAACAGGCTTGGCTTCTATGGCTTCGCGTTGGAATGTCATTTGATCTGCAAGAACTCGGCCCACGTGCACCAAAGAATTATCTTGATAGATAAGCACAGCCCAAAATTGTTCCGAGGTTGTGGCTATGGCTTTGAACTCGCCCAGTACTGTGTTGGATGGCATTACCCAAAAAGATGTGGAGCGTGAAGGTCGGATGGCATTTTGATAGAATGTGTCGCCCTGGCCTTCGCGTTCTATTTCGTAGCCATTGCCTGCAAGTTTTAACTCTGTGCCACCTGCGCCCGACCCACTCGGTGCATCCCAAATTTCAACGCGATGCAGTTTGCCTGTCACGGAATAAAACGAACCAAAGTATTTTCTAGCCACGGCGTGCGTCTTTATTATATCTTTCTAAAACTATAGCCAAGTCTCGGCCCTGTATTGTAGCGCTTGCCACAAACCCGCTGTTATTGTTTAAGTTTAACATTCCCTTTAGTTTGTCAAGTGGTGCAATTACTTCGGGGTTAGAACTTGCGCCCGGGTATTCACCAACTAAGCCCAATGTAGGACCGCTAACAATACCACCCTCGGCGAATGCTTTAACCTCTGGCCCTTGCTTTAACGAATTGCGCACAATGGTTGCACCTGCAATCAAAGCAATACCAGCCGCCGCCGCCGCCGCTGGGTTTGTTAAAACTAATTTTTGGAAAGCTTCGGAAGCCAAAGCTGTAGCAACTAAAGCCTTACCCAAAGAATCCATAAAAGCAGCAATAGCGCCGAGCATGTTTTTACCAAAGTTCTTGCCCGCCTCTTTTTCGCCTGTTGCTAGATCACCAAGGAACTGACCAAACGACGCGGCTGCATCTGCTTGCAATGTAGCAAAAGCAGAGTTTAAAGCTTGCGTTGCTTTTTGTATGTCTTTGGCTGCTTCGCTATAGCTTACAGGATTTATTTTTACGTCTAAATATACGGGCGTGTTTGCAGTGCCCGCTTGTAGATTTGCCGCTGTTAATAATTTAGCATCTTCAATGGCTTTCTTTTTTGCCTTCTCGCCTGTCTCAAATCTTTTCTTTTCTAACCATTCAATAAAACTAGCCTCTGCTTTTGCAGTTTCTTCCGCGCTCTTTTTTATTTCTGCATTTTGCTTTTTAGTTTCCTCGGTAGTTTGTTGCCGTGATTTCTTTTTAGCAATGTCAATATCTAAACTTTTTAGAGCAGCCTCGTCTTCTGCTTCTTGTATTTTATAGATTAAATCGGTTTTTAATTTTGAATCGTCTGTAAGCTCATTGCGCATTTTTTTCATTAGTGCAATTTTTTTATTAATTGCTTCTAATTCTATTTTTGCTATTGCCTGTTCGCTTGCCCCCGCCAACTGTGCGCGTTTTATAGATAGTTGCTTTTCGGCTTCTATTCGTTTTAATCTATAATCTAAAAATCTATTATTCTGCGCTTCTAGCGATTCGGCATATTTTTTTTGTGCCTCTTCTGCTTTTTCTGCTGCGTCTGCATTGTCTTCTAATGCGCTAGCGATTAAAGACAACCCGACAATAATAGCACCTACTCCAGTGGCGACCAAAGCGGCGGCATAAGCACGAGCCGCAACTGTGGCCTGCCCTAAAACAAATGTTTGTATTCTTGTGGCTGCAGTTTGCAATCCAACCATAAAAGCGCTTTCTGCTTGTAGGGCGTTTTGAATTGCTTGCACTCCATTAACTAAAGCAATGGCACCTTGCAGTTTTGCCATTGTCTGCTGTAGCTCTTTGTCTTCAACTCCTAGCAAAGCGGTCGCACCTTGTACCGCACTAAACGCCCCTGCAATAGCTTGCACTCCACCCAAGACCGCATCGAGCCTTCTAGTGTCACTAGCAAAATATCCAACCTCAGCCCGTGCATCGCCAATGCTATCCTTAATTCTACCCGCTTGCTGTATAATTTGATTTGCAACCCCGGCAAACTCAGGACCCAAAGCCCTGGCCTCCATAGCTAGGTTGGTCAACTGTCTAACAGTTCCCGCCGTCGGGTTCTTAGTTGCAATAGACGCAAGCCTATCCTGTATGCTTTTGGCGGTTTCTGCGGCCGCCTCGCTCATCTTCTTGCCGCTCGATTGTACTACACTGACGGCATCGTTAAAACCTTTCTGCAGCTTTTCAATGTCTGCGCCGATAACTATGTTTAAAGACCTTGCCATTACCTTGTGTAATTAATTATAAAGTCCTGAGAAATTTGATAGATGCCAGCAAAACCCGCTTCGTCGTCGGTTAATTGCACCTCGCTATCAAATTCAATCGTTTGGCATTTAACTGTATTAAATATGCCCGGCAATGTTGCCGCCTCAAATGCAGCCCTTACCTTTTCCGCTACAGCTGTGGCGCTTGCAAACGTGGTGCCAAAACTATTAACCTGCACCCGGGCAAAATCTGTACGGCTGTGGCTTGTATTGGTGGGCGATGCAATAACGCTGACAAGGTTGTAACTGATCGCAGGGAATGCAGACTCTTGCGGGATTCGTAACGGGTTTATCCTAGTGCTAACTAACGCCGTGAGCGCTGAGTAATTGCTGAGGATGTTGTAGGCTATTTTAATGGGGGCGCTCATGCTATCGCGTCTGGTGTAAGTTTATCAAAGACATGCGAATATAACTTAACTGCTTCGTGTATTGATATAAACTCGGGTTCCTCCCATGGAAAAGTTAACAAGCGTTTCGGCTCGATGGGCTTTTTTAGGTGTGGTGCCATGGTTGTGGCAACGGCCCAGCGTGTAATTTCCCATTGATTGCGATAAGCTTGCGTCTGTGCCTCACGCATTCCCTCAAGTTTTAAGCGCCAATAACGCGGGGTGCATTTCCAAAATTGCGCCTCAGTCAAACCTAACTCCCCATAACTGATGCGCTCAACTTTACGCCAAGTTAACGGTGCGCTGTCGCCCTTGGCTTTTACTTTCCCTCGGGTTCGTCGGCTGCAAAAAAGTCTGTAACGGCTTGTGTAAAAGCGTCAAGTGCTGGCGATAGTTCGCTAAACTTTGTAATGGCTGCGCCTAGTTTTTGAACAGATGCGAATGGTGTCTTTTCGCCCTGGGCTTCGTAGCCCTCAACGATTCCGTAAAATGCGCAGGCTAGCGCAAAGTCCATAGATTTAGCCAGGTCCTTTTGCATGTTTAGATCTGCAAACGATTCCATGCCTGCAAGCTGCATAACATTGCGCAGCGAATTCATGTTAAACAAAAGGGGGTGCTGAACACCCCCTATTTTAATTTCTGTGCTCATGGCACAAATATAATAGTATTAAGCAACTGTGCCAATAGTCAAAGCGCCAGTACCTTGCAATGTGCCGGTGAAAGTTGCTTTGTCGTTATTGGGTGCGCTCAATGACAAGCTGCTAAAAAATGCGGCGCCAGTTAATTTTTGATCGCCTGTGCTGTTTGTGGTCATTACAACAGTTACAGAAGTGCCAGCCAAAAGGTCGGTTAAAATGTCTTTGAATGATTGCCCGCTAGCGCTTACGCTTGCATCTTCTTCAAAGATACCTTCGACGTTCAACGTGTAGCCATACTCGCCAGCGATAAACTCTTTAGCGCCTGCGCTGTCCTTGTTGGTAACGTCGATCATGTCCTTAGAAATGTCGATAGAGTGAGAAGTCGCGTTAGCGATTTTGGTCAATGTGCCTGCTACATCTTTATAGATGCTTATCAGGGTG